GGGCGAGCCGCTGGCTACCTATGAACCAGACACCAAGCTTTACGGCGCCATCCAGCGCTTTTCTATTCTATCTGGTCAGCCAGATAACTGATTAGGCGAAAGCCAACCAAGCAAGCCCCTCTCGGGAAACCGGGCGGGGCTTTTTTCATGCCCCTTGTGGGCGCAACACCAGGCCGCACCAGCGGCCTTTTTCTTTTTGAAAGGCCCACAAAATGGCACTGTATTTCCCCGAAGGCTCTAGCCAACAGTTCTCGCAGACCTTCGCGTCTGCAAAGACCATCTCCGCTGTCACCAACGCCAACCCCGCAGTGGCAACCAGCACCGCCCACGGCTACGTGACCGGCGATGAAGTGTTGATCACCTCTGGCTGGGAAGACGCGACGGACAGCGTCTACAAGATCGAAGTTGTTGACGCCAACAGCTTCAAGATACTGGGCCTGGACACCAGCAATACCGGCTTTTTCCCTGCTGGCAATGGCGCTGGCACGGCTCAGAAGATCAGCGGCTGGACTAGCATTCCACAGGTGCTGACGATCAGCGGTTCCGGTGGTGACGCCCGCTTCACCGACGTGCAACTGCTGGCAAAGCGCAACAGCCTGAAGATCCCAACCGGCTTCAACGCCACGAGCATCACCATGTCGCTCGCGCACGACGCTGACAACGCCAACTTCAAGACCATGGTGGGCATCTCGCGCAACCTGTCCAAGGTGGCCTTCAAACAGGTCATCTCTGGCGGCGCTGTGACCTACGGCTACGGCTACCTCAACGTGTCCGAAATGCCCAAGCTCAACAGCAACCAGGTCAACACCGTTGACGCAGCCATGACGGTCATTGGCCGTTCGCTCAGCTACTGATCGACGGCGAAAGCCACTCCTAGCACCTACCCGGCTCGCTTCGTCCTTCGCAGGGCGGGCGGGCTTGGCAAGGGCATTTCAAACCCTGCGAAAGTAATCAACCATGGCAACCAAAATCAAGCTCGGCTCCCGTCCCAAGTCGTTCACGCGCATCGTCAAGTTCCCCATGCTGGAGGGCGGCGAAGGCTCCATCGAGTGCACGTTCAAGTACCGCACACGCTCTGAGTTCGGCGTGTTCATCGATGCCCTGCTCGAATCGGCGGGCGCAAATCCCAAGGACGACGGCGAGAAGTTCTCAATGGCCGAGTTGATGGAGCGCACCGCAGGCCAAAACGCCAAGTACATCATGGACGTTCTGGAAGGCTGGAACCTCGACGAAGACCTGAGCCAAGCCAACGTGCAGCAACTGGCCGACGAACTGCCGGGAGCGGCTGCGGCCATCATGGAGACCTACCGCACCGCGTGCGTGGAAGGCCGCCTGGGAAACTGAGGGCGGCGGCAGCCGCGCTGTACGAGAAGGACGAAGGCCCACCGGCAAACCCCTTCTTAGCGGCGCTGGCTGCGCGCGGCGGCGAGAGGGTTGTTGAGGTCTGGCCAGACAACCATGCCGCCTTCAACTTGTTCATCTCCCTCGGCACACAGTGGCGCGTCGGCATGGGTGGCGCTACAGGGCTGGACTACAGCGCCGTGTACCCACTGCTCGACCGGGCAGCCAAAGACCCACAAGAGTGGGATGAGATGTTTTCAGACATCCAAGTAATGGAGGGCGCGGCCCTCAAGCAGATGAGCGAGAACCGCTCAGACACATAGCCACCTGCGGGTGGCTTTTCTATTTCTGGGCTCGCTTCGGCGGGCCTTTTTCATTTTGGCACCCATGGCATCTGACCTGCGAATTCAGGGCGAGGTAGTCGTTAACTCGGAACAGGCGGAAACCGCCTTCAACCGTGTTGGCGACAAGGCCACGCAGATGGCCAATGAGGTAGCCACGTCTGCGGGCAAGGCAGGCCAGGCCGTTGACAAGATCGGCGACGGTGCGGGCGCCAGTGCGGAGAAGTTCACACGCGCGGAAAGCCGCATTTCGGCATCCATCAAGCGCGCCACGAACGAGCTGGAATTGCTGGGCAAGACGGCATCGCAGCGCCTGGAATTCAACATTGCGGACAAGGGGCTCGACCCCAAGAAGTTTGAGCCCGCACTCCAGAAACTCCGCGAGGTAGAGGCGCAGGCGGCTGCAGCGCAACGTGCTGCATCTGGGTCGCTGGACAAGATGGGCATCAGCGCCGCCCAGACTGCTGCCGCATTGCGTGGCGTACCCGCGCAGTTCACCGACATCATCACCAGCCTGCAGGGCGGCCAGGCGCCGCTCACCGTGTTCCTGCAGCAGGGCGGGCAGCTCAAGGATATGTTTGGCGGGGCTGGTGCGGCTGCACGCGCTCTTGGCGGGTATGTCGCTGGCCTGATCAGCCCGTTCACGGTGGCGGCTGCGGCTGGCGCCGCGCTCGCCTATGCCTACAGCCAGGGCAGCAAGGAGGCGGACGCCTACAACAAGGCGCTGATCACCACCGGCAACGCTGCGGGCACGAATGCCGCCCAGCTCAAGGCCTACGCCCAAGAAATCAGCGCCGTAGTGGGCACGCAAGGCAAAGCCGCCGAGTCTTTGGCCGCGCTGGCATCCACCGGCAAGATCGGCGCCGAATCGCTCAAAGAAGCTGCCCAGGCCGCAGTGCAGTACGAGCGCGCTACCGGGCAAGCGTTGGACAAGACAGCGGATCAATTCGCGTCGTTGCGCAACGAGCCGCTGGCGGCCGTGCTGAAGCTCAACGACGGCATGAACTTCCTGACGGACAGCACGTACAAGCAGATTAAGAGCTTGGAAGAGCAGGGCAAGACGGCCGAGGCCGCAAACGTTGCGCAGCGCGCCTTTGCCGACACCCTGTCAGGCCGTGCCGGCGAGATGGAGCGCAATTTGGGCACCGTGGAGCGCGGCTGGCTGGCCGTGAAAGATGCCGCGAAGAGCGCGTGGGACGCCATCCTGAATGTTGGTCGCGCGTCCACGAATGTTGACCAACTCGCGGCGGTACGCAAGCAAATTGCCGACCGCGAAAAACAGCTTGCAAACGGCGGCTTTGGCGAAAATGAAGGCGGCGCCGCATTTGGGCGGCCGAGCCAGGCAGCAACGGAACGCCTGCGGGCAGAACTTTCAGCCTTGCAAGCTCAGGCCGCAGCGCTGGAAGGTGTGGCCTACGCATCGCGCACGGCCGCTGAAGAAGAGCGCAAGCGCGGCGAGCAGGTCAAGGCGACGGCCGCATTTGACAAGGCGGGCGAGAAGTTTCTGACCGACAAGGCCAGGATGGAGCGCGAACTGGCCGCCGCGCGCGTGCAGGGTGCAGAAGCAGGAAAAAGCCAGGCCGAGATTGAGCAGCGCCTCGCTCAGATCCGCGAGAGCTACGCGAAGAAGGGCGGTGGCAGCAGCGGGATTGCCGCCGAGAACAAGGAGCTGCGCGACCAGATGCGCGTCTTTGCTGATTTGGCCGGCGTGTCGTCCACCTACTATGCCGACCTCGCCAATGCTCAAAAACAGCGCGCCGCCGGTGTCATTACCGAGCAGCAGTATGTGCAGGCGGTAGAGGCGCTGATCGCAAAGCAGCCCTTTGCCGTTGCCATTGCCAAAGAGCAGGCAGACGCGGCAAAGGCGCAGGCCAAAGCGTCCGAAGAAGCAGCGCGCGCGCATCTCAAGTACGTGGAGAGCTTTGGCAGGGGTGCTGCTGCAGCCCAGCAGCAGGCCGACCAACTGCGCACCGAAGAGGCCGCCGCCGCGATTGCCGCAAGAGGGTACTACTCGCTGGCGCAGGCAATTGAGCTAGTGACCATCGCTCGCCTCGAGGAAAAGCGCGACGGCCTGCTTGGCAATGAAGAGGCCTATCTTGCTGTCCAGAAAGAGATCGACGCGCGCAAGGATCTGCTGACCCTGATTGGCTCCAAGGAGGCGCGCAAAACCGCTGAAGAGTCCGCCAGGGAAGCGGCGCGCGACTGGGAGCGTGCAGCAGCGGACATCAACCGCAGCCTGACCGATGCGCTTCTCCGTGGCTTTGAATCGGGCAAGAGCTTCGCGAAGAACCTGCACGACACGATCAAGAACATGTTCAACACGCTGGTGCTGCGGCCGGTTATCAGCGCGGTGATGGCGCCCGTGTCTGGCATGGTCAACGGCGTGGTGCAGGGCGGCATGAACGCGGCTGGGCTGGGTGGCAGCAACATCATGGGCATGGCCAGCAACGCCAGCAGCCT